AGAGGAAAAGATATACATTGACTATAACCCATCTGAAACACATCACTGGTTATATGATAAGATACTAAACAGAGAAGACTGTACATTCATTAAATCAACGTACAAGGATAATCCATTCTTACCAGATGAATTAGTCAAGGAGATTGAAAGGTTAAGAGAAACGGACGAGGATTATTGGAAGATATACGGATTAGGGGAAAGAGGTTTCTCAAAGTCTATCATATTCCCAAGGGTTGAGATGATGAGCAAAGTTCCAGAAGAGGCAACGCTAATATCTACTGGCTTAGACTTTGGATATACCAACGACCCAAGTTCTTTAGTAGAGGTTTACGAATTAGAAGACAAATTAATATTTAACGAATTACTTTATGAACGAGGACTCACTAACTCTGACATTGCTAACCGAATGGATGCTTTCTGGACTGATAAGCGAAGAGTTGTATTTGCAGACAGTTCAGAGCCTAAGTCCATCGAAGAACTATATCGCTTAGGATATAATGTAAAACCATGCGTAAAGGGTAGGGATTCGATTAACATAGGGATAGACCTATTGAAACGATTTAAGCTATGCGTAACAACCAAAAGCACAAACCTTATATCTGAGTTTAATGGCTACAAATGGCAAGAGGATAAGAACGGCTATCTACTTAACAAACCTATGGATAATAATAACCATGCTATTGATGCATTACGCTACGCAGTTACAATGGTCAAGAGCAAACCAAACGTAGGGAAGTATTCAATTAGGTAACTTTTATACACATTACACATTTTACTATTTAATAATATGAAGCTGACAATACCGACAGATACAAGTGAGATTACTTTGGGGCAATTACAAAGGCTCACAGAAATAGAAGAGGCTGAACTTGGTAATCTGGAAAAGCAAAAGCAAACCATTGAGTTACTAACTGGAGTTGATAGAGAAACACTTGATAGGTTTCGTCTAAGCGATTTAGAGAGTGTTTACGACAAGCTTCTGTATTTGTCTAAGCAAGACAATAGGCTTATTAAATTCGTTACAATAGAGGGTGTTAAATACGGCTTTCATCCTAACCTATCAAATATCACTACTGGAGAGTTTGCCGACCTTGATACTTTCTGCAAGGATTTAAACAACAACTTGCATTACATTATGGCAGTTCTTTACAGACCAGTAACGATTGACAAAGCTGGGAAGTATGATATTGAGCCATACAAGGGAACGGAAGAACGTGCTGAGTTATTTAAGAAGAAACTACCAGCTAATGTGGTAAATGGTGCGATGGTTTTTTTTTGGACTTTAGGGAAAGATTATTTGACAGATATGCTTCGGTATTCATCGGAGGGCAAAGTTCAGACAAGCAACAAAGATTCAGTAAAAAATGGGGCTGGTATGCAATCCTCATGACGTTGGCAAACGATGATATTTTAAAGATAGACGAAGCGTCTGAAATGAGTATAAACAAATGCTTTACCTATTTAACTTATATAAAGGATAAAGAAAACGCAAAGAAATGAAATCATTTAAAAGCATAGTAGAGCAGTTCGAAAAGATATGTAACGCCCACAAGCAACTCAATTCGTTTACGTTTGGGGATATATTCGAGGTAGACCTATCCAATGAGGTTGACTTTGCAAAGGCTCATCTAATAGAGCAACCCTCTACAATCAACAATAGAGATTTTGTATTTACCTTTGACTTGCTTGTAATGGACTTGGTGGCTGCTGACGGCTCAAATGAAACTGATGTACTGAACAACACATTCCTTATAATGGCAGATATATATAGAGAGTTCAAGAATGGATTAGGTAGGGGTACATCACCGATTGATTCTCGAACTTATTCAATAAACGATAGCGTATCATGTGATCCGTTTACAGACCGATTTGAGAACTTACTCGCTGGATGGAAAGGAACTATAAGCATAACAGTTCCAAGTCATAATAACGCTTGTAATAGCCCTATATGAAACTAGAGTTAGAGGCAACGCAAAAAGCCTTATCCAAGTTCGGGAAGGATGTTATAATCAAGGCAGCAACGTATCTAAAGACTAGACGAAAAGGTTACGATACTGGAAAGCTATTTAAATCCTTAGATTATGATTTGGGTGTTGCAGCTAATTCTATCAGTCTTAAGATACGGATGGAGGACTATGGTCTTGCTATCAATGATGGTAGGGGTAAATCTGGAGGTGGCTCTGGTGTTTTATTCCCAAAGATATTAGAATGGGTTAAGCGTAAAGGATTACGACCTAGAAATAGCAAGGGGCAGTTTGAAGCATGGAGAAACAAGGAACAACAACAACGTGGTATTGCTTATGTGGTAACTAGGAAGATACACCGATTTGGATATAAGGGTACACATTTCTTTGACGATGCTTTTGCACAAAGCTATAAGAAGCTACCTAAGAAAATTACTAAAGCATTTGCTTTGGATTTAGAAAACTTTTTGAATTTCACAATAGACGAGATAAACAATGGCACTAGCAGTAACAAGACCTAATTATTGGACATTAACACTTACATCTACTGGATTACCAACTGCATATAAATTTAAGTATGTTTTATTTGCAGTCTTTCCAGCACCAATCGGTACAATACAGATAAAGCAATCAAGAAACCCATTTAACGTAGGGCATTTTGATGTTGAAAAATTGGTAAAGAATTATTTAAAGGTAACTCATAAGCATGATAATACAATAACTGGTTTAATAGATTATGATTCTATACATTTGATGCCACAGAATACTACTGACGTAGGTACGGCAACAACGCCAGACAGAGAAGATTACCCTTTGAGTAAGAATAACGATACCCTAAGAACTGTTCAATTTAGTTGTCAAGAAGAATATGCTACAACTCCAAATGGTTCACCATCTTTGCAAGGTACACCAGTAACCGTTTCCTACCCATTTATAAACTACGCTAACGAGTGGGAGGACGAGAAAGAGTTAGATGTAGATTTGTTTAATTTTTCTCAAATGCCATCTGGAGAATTAGATGACCCAAATTTTAATAGCACGGCAGATGATTGGTTAGACCAAGTTGCTAATAGTGGAGTCCTTGAATACCCAGCCTTTGGTTTTATGAGAATGAATGTTGTTGCTAGTGGTGCAAATAAAATAAGGACAAACTCTGCATTTATTGGTAATGCTCAGACAATTAATAAAAAATATGTGTTTATATATAAAATTCAATCCAGCTTAAATATAACATCTTTAAAGTTTTGGGATGGGGCTGAGTACAATGAGATACCTTTTACAGATGGAACTAATAGCTACAAGTTTACAAGTAAGGGAACGGATGATTTATACCTTGACGTTAGGGGGTCAGTTGGTGGTAATATTTTATTTACCCATATGCAAAGCACAGAGGTAGCTTTTTTAGGTAAGTTTCTAAGTGAGTTACCAGCAGATACAACCAAAGGAAATAATACAAGTGGAAAAATTCCACACCTTACAAGTTACAACGATTACAAAACACTTTCATTTTTTAATAATCAAAACGTTCCATACTCAACGGTAGATGGATGGCTCGAATATAGATTTTTTGATACAGAGCCAATATTTCAGTCAATCAATGGCACAATCTTTCCAACTAATTACGTTGGTAAAATAGAAGTAAGTAATGAGGGTAATAACGGAGGTTCTAACCCATCTGGAGCTGGTTCAGATGATGCTTATTTGTTATTTGCTGGAGTAGGTGCTGCAAACGTAAAAAATATAAAATATCCAAATAGAGGGGGATACCAATTACAAGAGGATTCTAATATAAAATACTATACTGTTTATTATGCAGATTCGGTATCTGCTTCATCAAGTACTGGTAGCGTTGCTGCATCGCAAGTAAAACAAGGAGATAGGTGTAGGATTTTGTCTGTAGGTACAACAGATTTTACTTTATATGGTGCAGCTAATAACAACGTAAATACTATATTCTACTCAGACTCTGGGAGCATTGTTGGAACTGGTACGGTTGAAATATTCAGTAAAAAACAAGCTTCTCAAACGCATCTATTTGAGATAGCATCTGACAATAACTGCAACTCCACAAGGTTTGATCCGTATTCTTTAACATGGAAAAATAAGTATGGTACGTGGGATTACTATATGTTTGATGGCGAGCATACAGATGTAAGAAACTATAAAAGAGAAACAGATTACAATAGAGTAGCTGGAGGATGGTCAGACGCTACCTTTACAATAGATTCATTTGAAAGAGGTAAAGTTCAAAAGGTAAACGGAACTAAGCAAACGACCATAAACA